CCCTGCCACAACAGATAGAGTCGCAGTTCCCCAGAACAAATAGTAAAATCTAGACTTTACTTGTGCTCTAATCTTTTCTCTTTTTCTCATTAATTTAGTCATCGTGTTCATCCCATTGATCTGTTAGGTCTTTATTATTAAAGAATGCTCTATAGACTCCATACCCTGATAGTAACACTAGGATTACTAAGAGTGATATACCAAATGTTTGATTAGGGTCAGCATTGTAATGTGGAATAATTGCATTACATTTAGTCCAAGTACCAGGTAGAGTATAAACTGGTGGACATGATATAAAAAGATTCATTTAAAATTACACTCCAACATTATTTGTGTTAAACAGGCAAGAAGATTTACTTCTTGATCTACTACGAAAGCAGACTTGTATTGATACTCAGCAATGATTAAAACTGCTGCAGCAACACTAGGACCATCCATTAGACCAGATGCACTATCATACAACTTTCTCATAATAGATACAGGATCAGCATCTAAGTTAGCATGAACCCACTTCTTAACATCATTGAACTTTTTACTTTTCAATGCAGCAACAAGTGCATCCATATTGGCATCACCTAATGCTGCTAGAATTCCAGTATCTATAGAACCAGTTGATGAATACTTTTGAAGTTCGTTAAGTGTTCTTCTAAAGTCTGGAAAATATTTGTTAACAACTTCTGCAACAACCTTATCTGAGAAAGGAACATCTTCGGCAGTTAGAATGCCACGACATCTTTCAAAGAATGATGCTGCAAGTTCTTGTTTTACCTTTCCTCTAACGTTGAATTCAACAACAGTAGTTCTACTATGTAGAGGTTCAATAATACGATTCTTGAAATTGCAAGTAAATATAAACCTACAATTTTTTTGAAACGTCTCAATGTTTGCTCTCAATAGAAGTTGAACATCAGGAGTAGTATTATCTGCCTCATCAATGATAAGGACTTTGTGCTTACTCGTAGAAGTAAGTGATACAGTAGAAGCAAAATTACTTGCTTGGTTTCTTACTGTATCTAGAAATCTACCTTCATCAGATCCATTAATAACATAGAAGTCTGCTCCTAATTCAGTGCATAATGCTTTTGCAATAGTTGTTTTACCAACACCTGCAGTTCCTGAGAGTAGAAGATTTGGTATCTCTCCTTGTTTTACGAAACCTTTAAAAGTTTCTTTCACATCTGATGGAAGAATACAGTGCTCGATTCTCTTCGGTCTGTATTTTTCCACCCATAAAAAATCATTTGACATTAGATATTAGGTTCAAGTGCGATGAAGTATTTGATCATGTCTCCTTGAAAGAGAGCAACGTTTTGCTTACTTACAGTGACATTATAATCGCCTTTAATAAGTTTTAAGTTTTCAACTTTGAAACAATAACAAAACTCATCATCAGTTTCACCAACATTAACAGAAAAACTATTAGATGTATCGTTCTTCTTATCGGTCAACTGTAATTCCATTTTACCTTTGAATCCTACTAGACATAGATCTGATAGAGAATAGATACTTGCAACTCTTTGTAGTTTATCTAAGTCGTTAGTACGAAGACGAAACTTAACATCTTCAGAAGGAAGTTTGATTTCACGTTCTGGTGGTTGAGTAATGATATCTGGGTCAGCATAGAAAAATCTAGACTTGTAGATTCCAGAACTATCACTTACAGTTACATAGTTATCATTCGTTGTATCAATCTTAGGTGCATCTAAAGTATTCAAACCTCCAATGAATACACCCAAATCATAAATTGAAATCTGAGAATCAAACTGTTCTTCTACTTCAGCAATAGCAAGAATATTCTTATTAAGACTTAGTGTAGAGATTGTGTTACCTGGTTTGATAACAATAGATTTATTAATTGCACAGAAGTTTTTTAGGACTTCTAGTGTTGGTTGTGAAATGACGGTCATCTGTCGTAGTCAACTGTGAATGATGTAGGATTGTTTACTGCTGATTCATTTGCTTTAGCAGTTTTGTCATTGAAGTGGAGTAGCAACATTCCAT